CCACTTCGGGAAAGAGTTGAAGCGTGACTTCGGAGATGGCGACGATCATTGCTAGGCTCCTGCGACTGTCCAGTTGGTTCCGTTGAAGAAGGCCAGTACCTTGTTCGCCCCGCCTCCGGCGACGGTGGAGCCCCAGGTATTGACGGTGCTGTCGGTGACGTAGGCGGTCATGCCCGCCACTCCCGTGGGGAGGCTGGCGTAGGTCTGCCCGTTGTGGCGAACCGCCCGCACCAGAACATCTCTGAAAGCGCCGTTGGTCCCATTGTTGACCTCGACCACGCCCGCCGCGTTCCGCGACAACCCCGTGTCCTTGGTGTCATTCGGCACCGAGGCATTGCTCGACCATTGGATCTGGAACGCCGGAACCATCTGCAGCCCGCCGCTGTTCATCAGAATGCCGCTGCCGATGTCGTATCTCGCAGCGGTTACGACGCCGCCATCGATGGTCGTACTGCTCACGACGAAGCGCCCGTCCTTGTACAGCGCCATGTACTCCGTGGCACCGGCAGCGCCCGCCTTCATCGACAGGATCTTGGAGCTGCCCCCCGACGCAGTGTCCGTCACGGCGATGTCGATGCCTGTGAACGTCACGCCACTGCTGTTCCAAGTTTGAGTCCAAGAAGCCATCGGCGTAGACGCAGTGATGGTGCCTGTCGCCAGCGTTTCCTTGGTGCCAGCCAGCGCCCCGCCCGTCGCGGTGCGGATGTACTCCGGGGTGAGGTAGCGGTTGTCCCCGGCCGCGTAGGGCGTGCGGGCGACGGGGATGCGGTCGGTCGTGAGTTGCGCCGAGGCCCCGTCGGTAAGCGCGCTGATCTTGGTGTCGGCCATTATTCGAGGACGAAGACGCTGGTGCCGTCTTCGAGCAGGATGTTCGTCGAGTCTTCGAGCAGGAGATTATCCACCCCCGCCCCGGGGCCGCCGAGGGACTGCGTGATCCGGTTCAGCAGCCTCGCCACCTTGAGGAGCGCCGGCATGGCGCCCCCTACGCCGCGATACCGCGGAGTTTTTCGAGTTTGCTTTCGAGGTCTTTCCGCAGGGCGTCGGCGTAGGCCGCCGCTTCCACCGCAGCGGCTTCGCGCTTCGCCAGTTCAGCCTCGCGGCGATCGAGCAGGACAGCCCGCTCCTCCAGCGCCTCGGCTTCCTTCGCCGCCGCGCCCTTCGCCTGGCGCGCGGCTTCGACTTGCGCCGCTGCGTCGCGCGCCGCGGCAGCCGCGTTCGCCGCCGCCGACTGCGCGGCGGCCTCGGCCTTGGCGACGGCTGCTTCCCGCTCGCCCACCGCTTCCTCGCGCGCCTGCACTTCGTTGACGAGCGCCTGCGCCCGCGTCTCTTTGTCCTCGGACGCTTCCACGGCCGCTTGCAGTTCCTCGAGCCGCGCGTTGCACGCCTCGGGGTCCGCGAGGAACGCGAGCAGCCCGCCGAGCGAGGTCATGTCCGACGCGGAGAACTTCGGGTGAACCGGCTTGAAACTGAGCACTATGCTCTCCTTACGTCACGTCGATCATGGCGACTTTGTGCCCCGGCACGACCCCGAAGAAGAACGTCGAGTTCGCCGGGAGCCGCAGGCTGCCCGTCGTCGCCGTAGGGTTCGTCCCGAACTTCACGCAGACCGCGCCGGCCGCCGGCGTGCTGATCGCCACCATGCGGGTGTTGGCGTCGAACGCGGCCGATTGCGCGCTGGAGGCGCTGGTCGTCACGGTCTGGTCCGCTATGGCGGGCTCGGCCGGGACCTGCGCCACCTTGCTGAACGTCACTGCCAGGTCAGCGTACTCACGGATGTATGCCGTCGCCATTGGCGCTCCTTACGAACTGGACGAGATCGGCCAGGCTTTCGCCGTCTCGATCACCTGCTCGATGACTTCGAGCGCGGCGATCAGCCGTTGCTTGCCTTCCAGCGTGCCGTCGAAAACCGTGTCGTCGAACACGACCTGAACGTACTGCGAGCCGGCGAGGGTGCCCCCCGACGCGGCGCCGATCACGTTGCCGCGGTTCAGTTGCGGCCTCGTGGCCGTCATGCCGATGTACCGAGTTGCCATGCTGTTCTCCGGTTGGTCCCCGGAGGCTGTTTACGCAGCCCCCGGGGGAGCCCCTTACTCGGGCAGGACGACTTCGGCTTCCAGCGCGACGGCGACTGCCGTGCCAGTCGACACGGTGACGACGTTCGCCACGATGTCGAGTTCCACGTCGTTCGTGGCGCTCGCCGTGCCGATCTCCGTGGCCAGCCAGTCCGCGATCGACAGCGCCCGGTTCGCCACCGACGGCGCGGCCAGAACCTCGGTCCGCGTGGTGCGCGCCGTGCCCAGGTCGACCGCCGTCGAAATGGCGTCGGACTTCACTTCGATGCCGCCGGACGGGCGGTACACGCCGATCTTCACCGAGCCGTTCCCCATGCCGGTCAGGTTCGTGACCTTCACGGACCGGAGCCGGCCGCGCGCCGGCACCCGGACGAAGCAGGTGGTCTGCCCGGCCGTGGTGGCGACGATGGTGGCGTAGCCGTAGTAGTTGCGCGTGACCCCACCCTTGCCGATCGGCATGATCTTCGTGATCGGGGTGGCGTCCTGGTTGCTGACGACGCTGGCGGTGACGTTGTGTGCCATGTTCAGTTCTCCTTAGATCTGGTCGTCGCAGTTGACCCGGATTTGCTTTCCGAGCTGCGTGCGGGTGGCGCCAAGCGTCATGGCGAGGTACACCTGGGTCGCGTAGGACTTGTCGGCGCGCTTCGTGATCTCCGCCTGGATGTCCTTCCACATGCCGAGGTACATGCCCGACTTGAGCCACACCGGGATCAGGCGGTTGCCCGAAGTCACGGTCAGGCGCTCGGTCAGGATGAAGTTGGTGCCCATGAAGCGCTTGACCTTGCCGTCCTCCAGCACGGCGCTGTTGCCGTACTCCTTGCTGACGACCTGGACTTCCTTCAGCAGCAGGTCGTGCTCGTAGCTGGAGATCGCGCCGAACACGGGTTCCATCAGCTCGCCCTTGTTGGCGGTCATCAGGAGACGGATCGCGTTCTGGAGCTTGGCGACGTTCAGGCCCGAGGCCGTGCCGCCGACGTTGACGCCCACGTCGTAGGTGCCGGAGCCGACGGTGCCGAAGGTCTCGGACGTGGTGCCGTTTTCCCCGGTGTAGTTCGTGCCGAAGATCGCGGTCAGAACCACGTCGTCGATCGCGCGGCTCATCGCCGCGGCGCCGGCCCGGGCATACGAGCTGGTCGGGTCGATGATCATGCGCAGTTGGTCCTCGTTGTCAATCAGCGAGGCCCACTCGTAGTCGTTCGGGAAGACCCAGCGCTTGTCTTGCGACAGGTCGAGCAGCGGGGTATCCGCGTGACGGCTGGCCTTCAGTTGCGCGGTCGCCGAACCGAACTGCTCGACCACGGACGCGGCTTTGCCGACGTGCGAGCCGACGGTGACGGCGTTGCGAAGACGGGAACCCTCCTGCTGGAGCAGGAGTTCCGTGTTCGCCTTGTACTGCTGGACGAATGCGGTGGTGATGCTGGCGGGCATGGTAGCCTCCGAAAGTTGTAAGAACGAAGCTCAGTTTCACGCTCTAGGCTGCGTGTCGCCGGCTTGTCCCTTGCGGGGGCCACTTCCTGCCGGGCGGTTTACTCGGGGGCTTTCACCTTGTCCGACCGCCTATCACAAACGAGTGTATCACACCAGCTTTTTGGGCAGCCCGAGGGGGCCTTTTGCCCCCGCCTGGGCGGCCTGCGGCTGGCCGAGCACCCATTCGGACCACTTCTGCGCGGACTCCAGCACCCCGACGGCCATGCCGCCGGAGTGGGGAAGGGGGTTACGCGCCGCCGCTTCGATGCACCGCATCTTGACCTCGATGGCGTCCATGTCAGTCGGGGTACATGGTCTTGAAGAGGCGGGCCTGCTTTTCCTTGGCCTGGGCATGCGCCGGATGCGAGGAGTCGAACAGGGCCTTGGACATGACCGGATCGGCCTTCATGGCGTCCCATTCGGACTTGGCCTCGGCCGGGGTGAGTCCTTGGCCGAACTTGCCCGGCTTGCCGTCGCCGGAGGTCACGAACCCGTCCTCGCCCATCTTCTGCCCGAGGTTGGCGAAGAACTTCATGGTCGCCGCGTAGCCGACGGACTTCTCCATCGCGTCGATCATTTCGCCGGTGAAGCCGAGGTTCTTCGCCGCGGACTGCGCCGCGTTCATCATCCGTTCGTGGCCGTCGCGCCACTCGGCGATGAGCGCCTGCTTGTCGGCCGCGACCTTCTGCGTGTACTCCTTCTCCTGCGCCTCGACCACGCTCTTGACGTAGGCGTTGTGCTCGGCGGTGAGTTGCTTGACCACGGACGCGGGCAGGCCGAGCTTGTGGAAGGTGTCGCGCGACCACTTCTCGTAGCCCGGGTCCACCGGCAGGCCGTCGGGCTTGGCGAACTCGTACTTGTCGGGCGACTCGGGCAGGCCGAGCTTCTGCATGACGGCCCGGAAGCCTTCCGGATCGTCGGCGCGCGGGACAACAAGGAGCGTGTTCGGATCGCGGCCGATCAGCTTCTCGGCGCCCTGGTAGGACTTGATGACATCCGCCGGGGAAGTCCACCCCTTATTCTGCACGAAGGCAGCGGCCTCCGGGTCGGTCATCCCGTGCCACGGGGGCGGGGCACCGGCGTCGGAGGACGCCGGCGCGGGGGCCGGAGCGGGTGCGGGGGCGGGATTGGGGGCTGCTTCGGGCATGGCTTGTCTCCTTTAGAGGGCCGAGTTTTCGCGGAGAAGGATGTCTGCCGCTTGAATGAAATCGTCGGGGTGCAACTGCTCGGTGCACTTCGCGTCCTCATAGGCGCAGGTGGCGAAGTCGTGCCCGAACATGAGGGTCCAGTTGCTCTGGCAGCCCGCGCATTCGAGGTCGCGCGGGACGACGTGAACCGCGTTCCAGTTGCGCTCGTCGTGCCGGGTGATGCTCCGGTGCCGGGGGTCGACGCGCGTGCAGCCGTAGACGACGGGCGCCTCCGTCGTGCCCGCCAAGTGGAGCGTCCCGCCGTCGATGCCGAGCACCACCTTCGCGTGGCCGCAGAGGTCGCGCAGCGCCAGAAGGTCGGTGCGATCGCGCAGGTCTTCGCACCGGGCGAGGAGCGCCGGGTCAAGGTCGCCCACCTTGTCGTGGATCACGAGGGGCATCGCCTTGCCCTTCTGGAGCATGACGACGTTGGTCCGGCCGCGCTTGCCCGTGAGCACAGGCTTGATGCCCTGCCCGAGCAGCCACTCCAGCACCGGGGCCATGACTTTCGCGTGGAATGTGGAGAGGGGATTCGTCGCTCCCACCGGGATCACGGCGTAGTCGCCGTCTATCTTCTTCTCGCCCAAGGGCGCCCAATGCGGGTAGTTCCGCTCGGCGTCGCTGTCGGGCTGCCGGTCGAGGAGGCAGGCGAACGAGTAGTCCACCATGTCGAAGCGGTTGCGGGTGATGGTGTTCTTGATGGCGTAGTTGACGACGTTCGCGCCGGCGTACTCGCCCTGCCCCGCCTTGCACATCGCGTTCCACTGCGACAGCGGCAGCACTTCCAAGTGCGGCCCGCCGATCAGGTGGCGCACGAGATCGACCTGGTACTCGGCCACCCACACGGCCATCTTGAGGTCGATCGACTGCATCTTGCGCGCCCAACACACCGCGGGCAGCGACGAGATCATGTCGCCCAACGCCCCGTGCGAGAGCACGAAGTTTACGCGGTCTTCCGTCCGAAGAGGGGTTCCGTCGCGGTACATCAAGCCTCCGGCGGGCGCCCCGAGTAGAGCGCCCACAGTTGATCGGGCGAGAGCTTCATGTGGTTCTGGATGCGCAGCCACACTTCGCGCCGGCCCTCGGCCACCGCATGCGCACGCGCATCCTCGTGGAACGTGGACTCGTGCGCGCGGCAAAAGCGCGCGAGGTCCCGCAGCACCGTCTCCGCGAGTGGGCCCTGGAAAGTTTTTTGATAGGCGTAGCGCCTCTCGCCTAGGGCGATGCGCAGCTTCTCGACCCATTCCCGGATCACTTCACCACCGTCATCGTGCCCTGCCATTCCATGACGAAGTTGTTCAGGTGGCGCATCTTGAACTGGAACTCCGGGTCGTTCACATCCACGTTGTCCACGTCAGCCGACTCGTCGAACTTGTAGCGCACCTTAGGGTCAAGGTCGAAGTCGACGTTGTACCGCGCCGCGAAGTTCGTGAGCCAGATGCCCTTCTCCGCCATCAACTTGATGTAGCGGTTGGAGAAGAGGATCATCGTCCCCGGCATCACGGGCCGGTAGTGCGATGGGTCGTTGCGGAAGATGTCGTGCGTCGGCCACGGCAGCGCGAGTTCCACCCGCGCGCCCGGTTTGCAGACGCGGTGCAGCTCTTGCATAAAATAAAAGAACACTCCCCCCGGCAAATGCTCAAGGATATGTGAGCACTTCGCCCCGTCGGCGTAGTTGTCGGGGAAAGGCCAGCGCTCGCCCAGGTCGGCGAGAACGTCCGGTTTTTCGAGTTCGCAACTGTCGACGTTGATATAGCCGGGGAGCTTCGTGGCCCCGCAGCCCAGGTTGAGCAGGATCAGGCTAACCTCCGGGTTGAACGGCCTTCGCCACGCCGGCGACTGCCGGGGCAACGTCGGCCACTTGCTGCACTTGCGCGGCTTGCGCGCGCTGCTCGCGCCGCGCTGCCACGTCTTCGGCCGAGCGCGTCCAGCGCGTCGGTGCCCCCTGGATGTCGAGGATTTCCGGCATCGCTTCGTCGAAGTTCAGCCAGTCGAGCGGCTCAGGGTCATTGGTCATTTTCGCATAATTGGCGGCCACGTCAAGCGCCCGCATGAACCCCGATGCCTTCTCGGCGCGCTGCATGCGCGACATGGGCGAGTCGTACTCGATCCGGTACTCGGCCGCCGCGTCCGCCAGCATGGCGGGCATGGGCGGCAGGAGCCCCTGCCTTGCAAGGAGGTCGATCTCGCGCTCGATCAGCGGCCCCAGGAACTCGGCTTGCAGCCGGCCCGCGGTGGGGGCGAGCAGCATCCCCTTCTCGCGCGCCCGTTCGAGCACTTCGGTCGCCGTCATCTGCGGCGTCTCGACGAGAATCTGGAAAAGGGTGATGAGGAAGGCGTCGTTGATGACGGCCTTCTCCATGTCCATCATCTTGTCGCCCACGGCGATGTTGCCCACGGGGAGCGCGTGGACGAGCGGCCGGCCTTCCTTCGACACTCCGCCCGGGTTCAGCACCCCGGCCTTCAACTGGAAGTTGCCGAGGTTGCCGTCGTCGTGCGCGAGCAGCACCGGGTCCACCGTGCGGTGACCCTGCTTGAGGATGGTGCGCTTCTCCTCGTTCAGCGTCTTGATGGCGGGGAGCACCCACTGCGCAGGCCCCCGGCCGTAGCTTTCGCCGGGCATCTGCGTGTAGCGCGCCACGGCGTAGGGGAAGGAGTTGAACCCGCCTTCCCGGAGCATTTCGTTCGTCTCCACGAGCAGGTGGACGGACTGCCACGGCAGGCCCTTGGAGTCCACGCGGCCCGGGGAGTAGTCCGTGCGCGGCAGGACGCAGTGCAGTACCTCGAACTTCTTGTCGATTTGCGAAGGGCGGTCGGCCGCTTCCTTCACCCCCTCGGGTACGGCGTCGCCGTACTTCTGCACGAGCTGGCGGGCCGTGAGCGAGAAGACGCGGTACACAGTGTCGACGACGCCCGCGTGGTTCTCGACGAAGTAGGCTTCGCCAAGGTGGACCGAGCGGTAGCGCAGGCCCTTCGCCTTCTCGGGCTGGTCGACGAACAGGAGCCCGTTCCCGTACACCCCGAGCCCGAGATAGACCTGCTGCGAGTTGCCCACGAAGTTCCCCACCGGCCGGTAGCGATAGGAGAAGACGACTTCGTTCAACTCGTCGAAGAAGGAGCGCACCGCCCTGTTGCGCCGGAGCACCGGGTCGGTCGGCTTCATCAGGTGCCAGATACTCGATTGCGGGGTCGCCAGTGACTCGATCACGGTGGCAAAGCGAAGCGCCGCGAACGCGGCCGTGGAGTCGTACTGCTGCTCGGTCTTCTTCTGCCCCTGGAAGGCGCGGTGCTCGTTGTTCCCCCGGCCAAGGAAGGTGTCGCGGTGGGCGGGCACGATGATGGCCGCCGCCTCCTCCCACTGCGCGTCGAAGTTCGCCCGGTCGCGCCTGAGCGCGGCCAGCCGTTGCGTATGGAACTGCGAGAACTCGCTCACCCGAGGAGCGTCCGCTTGGCCGCCCGTTCCTTGGGCGCGGTCATGCCGTCCTCGACCGAATCAGGCGCCGGGCTCGCCCCCGCCGCACGCTGCGACATCTGCGCGGCGCGCGTCGCCACGGCAGCGTCGGGGGCCGTGGCTGCGGGCGCCGGGGTCGAGGCCACCGCACCCCCTCCGCCGCCTTTCGAGCCGCCCATGATGGCTTTCGAAGCCACCATGCCGAGGATCGAGGGTACGGCCGCAGCCGAGGCGAATCCCATGTCAGTCCCCGAGGACGGTCGCCGCTTCACGGCGGGACTTCGCTGCGCTGCCGCGCGAATACTGCGCGTCCTCGGCAAGCGCCATGCCGCCCACGATGGTCGAGCGCCTGCCCGCCTGCCGCGACGCATTCACGGCGGCATCGGCTTCCGCCTGCCGGCGGCGCGCGGCCTCCGGGTCGACAGCCGGGGCCGTCGGGATCGGCATGGGCGCGGGCGCGGGTTTTCCGAAGAGCATGCTCATGGGCCTAGTCTACCATCAGTCGAAAAAGAAGCTCCCGCCCACCCGGTCCTCCGGTACCGCCACGGGAGTCCGCGGCCCCCGGTCCACCCGGGGAGGGTTGACCTCGAAGGTGCAGGCGAGGGCATCCGCATCGTCCGGGGACTTCACGCCCCGGCGCTGCATGTCGTCCTTCGTCTCGAGGATTTTCTTGTTGTCCTCCCGCCCCGACCAGCGCCAGCCCCGGTCGGTCAACTGCTGCGAGAGCGAACCCTTCTCGCCGTCGTCGCGCTCGATCATGCCGCCCGGCAGCCACTCGCGCACCCGCGCCCACAGTTCGATCGCGTGGGTCGCGTACTCGGAGGACTTGTCGTGCGCCTGGTCGCCGAACCGGACTTCATGCAGCCGGCCGGTCGTCCTCTTCCGCTTCAGCACGTCAATGACCCCCGTGCCCATGCCGAAGTCGATGCAGATCGCATCGGGCCTGTAGCGGGCGTCCAGTTCCAGCACCGCTTGCGCGATCTGCACGTTGTCGTACCCAAGCCACGAGCCATGCGTGGCCGGGCCGCAGCAGTCCCGCGCGTTCCTCCCCTGGCGAAAGCGCCACGCCGTTTTCCCGCGCGGTGCCGGGTCCACGCCAAGGATCAGCGGCTCGCCGTAGTCGCGCACGAGTTCGTTCGACTGCGCCGCGCGAACCGCATCCCACCCGATGAACTGGTCCTCGCTCGTGCGCGGCGGCAGGCCGTCGATCTCCACCCGCACGAAGTCCGAATCCTCCCCGTAGCGCCTGATCTGCTCGGCCACGAGGTTCTGGTCCACGCCCTCCATCCCGCGGGTGGAAAGCGTGCGCGTGTCCCACCCCTCGCCCATGCGGGCGTCGTTGAAGAGTTCGTAGAACCGCCCCTGCCGGTTCCGCATCTGCGAAGCCGCCATCCAGTAGCGGTACGGGTTGACCTCCGTGAAGAAGCCCTCGGACACGTCCCACACCCCGGAGTGGATGCCCGCCGCTTCATCGAAGAGCAGCATGAGCCCCAACGGGTTGTGTGTGCCGGCGAACGCATTGGGGTCGTCTTCGTTCCACGTCGCGCCCTGCACGAACCAATATTTCAAGTCCAGGCCAAGGCCGCCCTCGGAAGGGAGCTTTCGCACGATCTCCGAGAGCCACGGCGCGGGCACCACGCGCAGCGTCTCCACGGAGAACCAGTGCGAGTTCACCGCGGCGCCGAACCACTTCGCCAGTTCGGGGAAGGTCTTTGAGCGCAACTGGCCTTCGGTGTTCGCCGCGATCGTCGTGGTCGAGCCGATGTGCGTGCTCATGTGCCAGTGTGCGAGCATGGCGAACTTGGCGGACTTGCCAGGACCCCGGCCCGAGGAGCGCGCGTCCTTGTAGACCTTGAGGGGCAGGCCGTTCTCCAATCGGAACTGCTGCTCGCGGGTGTGCTCGGCGATGCGCTTCAGGTCGTCCAGTTGCCAGGCGCGCGGCCCGCGCAGGTGTTCGAAGGGGGTGTTCGCGCGGCCCCAGGGGTAGGCGTAGTGAACGAAGGCCACCGGGTCGTCCTTCAGCGCGAGTA